TCGGGGTCGGGGTCGGGGTCGGGGTCGGGGTCGCGGTCGCGGTCGTGGTCGTGGTCGTGGTCGCGGGCGCGGTCGTGGTGGGGGTCGTGGTCGTGGTCGGGGTCGCGGTCGGGGTCGGGGTCGGGGTCGTGGTCGTGGTCGGGGTCGGGGTCGGCCTAGGAGAGCAGCGATGAACCCAGCAATTCAAGCGTGGTCGGGGTCGCGGTCGCGGTCGGGGTCGTGGTCGCGGTCGTGGTCGGGGTCGTGGTCGCGGTCGGGGTCGTGGTCGTGGTCGTGGTCGCGGTCGCGGTCGCGGTCGCGGTCGGGGTCGCGGTCGTGGTCGGGGTCGCGGTCGCGGTCGGGGTCGTGGTCGTGGTCGTGGTCGGCCTAGGAGAGCAGCGATTCAACACTTCCACAACGGACGGTCACTGATCATGGACGCCTACCTGACCATCGCCGGGGCCGAGTACGTTGTCGGCTACGACTACAAAATCACAGCTGACGCGGTTGCCGAGCAGGGACCGTCCTATGCGAGCGGTGGCGAGCCCGCATCGCCGATGGAGTATGAGGTCGCGTTCATTGATCTGCGCAAGGACGATGGCGGCGGCAAAGAGACTCCCGTCGATTGCCCCGCGTGGCTCAAGGCCGAGATCGAGAACTGGCTTTACGAGGATCCGGACGGGCAGATTTACGCGGCAATCGCCGAGGACGCAAGCAACGAGAACCAGCACGCAGACGATTTGCGCGACGAGCGGGAGGAGGCTCGGCGCATTTGGGGGGCAGAGGAATGACCACGGCTCAAATCGTTTTGGCGATCATCGCTGCGGCGATCGCCGGCCTCAATCTAGGCTTCGTCGCCGGCTGCGTGTGGTGCGATTGGGCGCGGACAAACCGCGCGGACGAACCTGAAAACTGGACTGGAGCAGAGTGATGAAATTTCTAGCTTTTGACGGCAAGGTTTTTGAGTCGGTCGAGGAATGCGCGGCGCACGAGGCCGCTCGACCGGAGGCCCGCGTCGTCGGGCTGACCGCCGACCAAGTCGCCGCGGCGCTTGCGCGGACCGACGCCGACCTAGCCGACGCTTTCGAGGCGCTGGGGGGCAAGATCGCTCGCGCTCGGCGCGAGAGCGGCGACCTCAAGCGGACGCGCAAGAGCAACGGCGCGGCTGAGCCGGAACACGAAGCCGCGGGCGTCCCGTTGGCGCCGGGGGCCGCGTCGTGAGCGACCTCGCGCGCGACCGCTTCATGAACTCGCTCCGCATCCTGCACTCGATCGACGAGCACGAACTGGCCTCCGTCGGCGTGAAGTTCGGCGAGTTCGGCTTCACGTGGGAAGCGTTCCGCGACAACCCGAGCCGCGCGCTGATGATGGCGAGCGACTACACCGCCGACCGGATTTGCACCATCATCGAGCGCCGCCAGCCTGACCGGCTGAAAACGGGAGAGACAAGGTGACCGAGGCTGAACGAGCCGCCCTGAAATGGCTGCGCGACCACGGGGGCGATGGCGTGTTCGGGAAAAAGGCCGTTGTCCTGGCCGGCGGCGAATGGGCTCCGTTCATGCGGTCAACGTGGAATGCTCTGCGCGATTCCGAGTTGGTAGAGTTCTATAGACCGCCAGGCGGCGGCGGAACCCGGCTGCGCGTGACGCCGTTTGGCGCGACGTTCGACTGCGGCAAGACGAACGAGCGCCGCACCATCGAGAAATTGGGAGGACCATATTGACCGATCCCCTACGCCTCGCCGCCGGCTTGCATCCCGCCGTCGCGCCGGCCGATTATCACGCCGACTGTGCGATCGAGCCGTCGCTGTCGAGTTCGCTCGCCAAGGTGCTCGTCGCGCAGACGCCGAAGCACGCATGGCTACAGCATCCGCGGCTCAATCCGAAGTTCAAGCCGGAGGATGACGACAAGTTCGCCCTTGGCTCGGCCGTCCATGACTACCTCGCCGGCGGCGCGGCGCGCATCAAGATCGTAACAGGCTTCAAGGATTGGAAAAAGGACGCGGCGCAGGAGCAGCGCGCGGCCGCCCGCGCCGCCGGGCTGATCCCGCTCCTGACGCACCAGTTCGAGCAGGTCATCGACATCGCCGCCGTCGCTAAGGAAACGGCGGTCAAGGAGGGGATCAGCCTCGGGATGCAGGAATGCGTCCTGATCGCCGAAGACAAGGGCGCGTGGCTGCGCGCGATGATGGACAGCTTCGCGCCGCCGTGGATCAATGATTGGAAAATTAGTAAAATCAACCTCGCCAACGACGCGGCGCTCGCGCGGCACATGGTTGACATGGGCTACGACATGCGCGCGGCGTTCTACATCCACGTCGCCGAACTCGTCTTCCCCGACCTGGCGGGCCGGATCAACTTTCGCTGGTTGTTTCTCGAGGAAGACGAGCCCTTCGGCCTGCGCATCATCGAAGCGGACGCGACGATGCGCGAGATGGGCCGGCGCAAGATGCAGTATGCGATCGACATCTGGCGCGAGTGCCTGGGCAACGGCAGGTGGCCGCATTTCGAGAACCTGCCGCGGCGACTCGCTTATCCCGACTGGAAAGAGCGGGAATGGCTGGAGCGCGAGGTCGCGCCTACGAGCGTAATGGGCCCGGTCGAGATGCTTGGCAGGATGGATGGAGGACAGCTTTGACCCGCACGTTTGACGACCAGCCCGCCGTCCGCTCGCACGTTCCGCTGTTGGTCGGACTTATGGGACCTTCCGGGAGTGGCAAGACTTTCTCCGCGCTCCGCGTCGCGACCGGCATCCAAAATGTTTCGGGCGGGGAGATTTTTGTCGTCGACACAGAGTCGAGACGTGCGCTTCACTATGCGGACACGTTCAAGTTTCGACACATTGCGTTCGGCGCGCCGTTTGGTTCGCTCGACTACCTCGCCGCGATGCAGCACTGCGTCAACAAGGGCGCCGGCGTCATCGTCGTCGACTCGCTCAGCCATGAGCACATTGGCATCGGCGGCTATCTGCTGACGCAGGAAGCCGAAGTCGAGCGCATGGCCGGCGACGACATGGCGAAGCGTGAGCGCGTCAAGATGGCGGCGTGGATCAAGCCGGCCAAGCTGCGCCAACAGTTCATCACCGGCCTGCTGCAACTCAACGCCAACTTCATCTTCTGCTTCCGCGCGAAGGAGAAGACGAAGCCGGTCAAGGGCGGTCAGCCGATCGAGATGGGTTTCATGCCGATCGCCGGCGAGGAACTGCTGTTCGAGATGACGGTGAACTGCCTGCTGCTGCCGAAGGCGGGCGGCGTCCCAAGCTGGCGCAGCGACCACGTCGGCGAGAAGCTGATGATGAAACTGCCGCAGCAATTCGAGCACATCTTCGCTGAGGACAAGCCTCTTGACGAGACGACGGGCCGGCTCCTGGCCGAGTGGGCGCGCGGCGACGTGCCGCCGGCCATGCAGGCGGACATCTCCGCGCTCCTGGCCGAAGGTGACGCCGCGGCGTCCATGTCGACGCTTGCCCCGCTGGAGGCTTTCTGGAAGGCGCGGACGAAGGCCGAGCGCGACGCCATCGGGCGGGCGCGTCTCGATGAATGGAAGGCGCGCGTCGCCGCGGCGGCGACTGAGCAGGAACAAGCACCATGACCCCCTCGCTTGATCCCGCCGCTGTAGAACGCGCGGCGGAAGCGATGGCTCCAATTTGGGGCCTTATGAACCTCTATGAAGGCTTGGACGATGAGCGGACGGTCTTTGTGCCGCTTGGGATGCTCCGTCGAGCGCGGCATATGCTCGCGTCCGCCATACCACCGGTCGGTGCGATCGCCCGGCTAGATCGAGGGAAGCCCAGGAGATTGGCATGAAAACCATTTACATAGCTTTGGTTGCCTTAGCTTTCGGATTTGGCGTTATCATAGATCATTTAGGCGCTTCGTTCTTTGCGCCTGAGCCGGCTCACGCGAGCATTACTGCCTATGGAGGGTCTGCCACGTTCTGCTTTTACGGTAGCGACGGAAATCCGATTCTTCTTGGACTAGCGGTTGACTCTCAAGTCGATGAGGGATCAACCGACATTCTTATCGGTAGCAATAAGGGTGCCTTTAACGTGACTGGCGCCTTTTTCGGTGACTCTGACAACGATGGTCCAATTGGTCATGTGTCTTTTAGCGATGGAGCCTTTGTTATTCGATGCCAACCTAGCATAGAAGCTTACAATCCGTAACTAACCCCTCCCTTATGTCCTTGGGGCAGGTGCGATCTGCCCCAAGTGATAAGGAATGGAGACTATGATCATGGATAACTTCTACAACTCCGCCGGGGCATTCAAGCTCGGCGACTTCGTCCAGAAGAAATCCGGATCATCCTGGCGCGGCAAGGTCGTCGGGTTCTACGCAACCGACATGACCCCGCGCGGCTACTGCGTCGAGTCGACGAACGAGCCGGGCAGTGTGCAAATCTATCCCGAGACCGCGCTGGTTGAATGGAAGCCGGAACTGTCCCACCCCTCCGCCATCCGCGAGACGGTGGAAGGGGAGAGGGCCGCTTGTCTTGCCGCTGTAGGATTTTCTGCGTGGCGGCACGAAGGCATGGACTCCTATTCGCAAGGTCTCGACGAAGGCGCTCGCAAACAGCACGCGGCCTGTTACGAAGCCATCCGCGCGCGGGGAGAGGAGAAGGGCCAGTGACAATCGGAGGACCTTGGGATGCAGACCCCGACTGGTTTGCAAAGAATGGCTACGCTTGGTCAGATACTGCGGGCTGGTATCTCCCCGTTACCACGCAAGGCGGATTTCACGCTAAGATTGACCCCCGCGACGCCACCATCACCCACCTCACCGCCGAGCTAGAAGCGGCGCGGGCGGAGAATGCGAAGCTGGTCGAGAGCAACAAAGACCTGCTTCTGGCGTTGGAGCCGTACATCGTGAAGGCCCCGACCACAGGATCGAGCATCAACCCCCCACCCACGGAGCAGCCAAAATGAGCGAATCAAAGCTGAGCGATGCCCAGATCAAACACATGGTTGACCGCTTCCTGTCGTGGAAGTTGCCCAACAATTTCAGTCCCGATGCGGGGGTTAGCTTCGACCCTTCCGTCTCATGGCCTTGGCCAACCGGAACTAATTTGCTCGACGCGACGCAGGCCGACGCGATGATTCGTCATATGGTCGAGGGACTCCCCGCCGAATCCCCCGCCCCGACCGACGCCGCGGCGCAGAAAGAAAGCTTCGTTCGCGGCGAGATGGGCATGGCGGCGGCTGATCGAGCGCAGACGACGCTGAAACGGCCGCGACCAGAAGTCACGGTGCTAACCGGCGTCGCGGCGAAGCTGAGCGAGCGGTTCGCTGCGACTCTTGAAAACGAACAATCTAACGCGCAGGGCCTCGATGAGGGGCCGTCTGCTATACTGATGGGCCTTAGCCGCGCTGATCGGCAGGCTATCCTCTCCGCCCTCCGCGCCCTTTCAATTCAAAAGGAGTGAGCAGATGGTTTTGCTTGTACAGGTCCACGCCAATCCGCGCGAGGCCTACGAACTCATTCAAGTTTTAGAAGCTGAAAACGCCACCCTCCGCTCGGCCGTAGCGACGGCGAGAGAGGCGCTGTTGAAGATTCGGCCCAAGTGCTGTGACGGTCCATGCGAGCGCGGTCAAGACCTTGACGACGGCACCTGCACGCTGACCAACGAAGTCGATTCCGCCCTCGCCGCCCTCGACGCGGTGACGCCAAGCAAGGGAGAGTGAGATGAGCGAGGAACCACGCAAGACACTGAGCGACGGGACGCAGATTTTCCCGGCACACAAAGAAATCGTCCCAGAGACCGGTCAGCAACGCGGCTACGTTGTACTTGCCGAAGAAGAGCGCACCAAGGGATTTGTGCGACCCGTGCGGCGCTCCTATGTTCACCTAAAATGCGGCTCAGTCACGACGATGGGTTGGGCGCTCGCCGAGACTTATGCGCGTGAACCGTCCTTCTACTCGGGGACGTTTTGCTGCGGTTGTCGTGCGCACTTCCCGGTTGGCGAGGATGGTGAGTTCGTTTGGGACGGCACCAATGAGAAGGTGGGGACATGAAGGTACCGACGAAGAAAATCACGCCGTCACCGCGCCACATCGCTTTACGTGACAAGATGCTCGATATCATGCGGACGGACTTCGCCAACACCCCGGCTGAGGAGATACTGGCGATCTATGCCTACACGATGGGACAACTGATCGCCATGCAGGACCAACGCCGATTTACGTCAGTAATGGTCATGCAACTTGTCTCCGACAACATTGAGGCTGGCAATCAGGACGCTATTCGCGAGGTTGCCTCGGCGGGAGGAACACAATCATGACCCCTACCGAACGCGAGGCGCGGGAGCTATTCGACACGCTCGACGCATCCACTGGCCGCGTGTTGGGACGCGAAACAGCAATGCCGATCTTGCTAGCCGCCCTCACCCGTGCCAAAGCCCGAAGCCGGGCAGAGGGACTACGCGAGGCCGCAGAGATCGCCACCGGCGTCGATCAGGAAGACCCGACAGTGGGTAGTGTCTCAGTTTGCCGAACTGATATTTTCTGCTTGTCTCCGGGCATTCATAATTTATCGCGCAACCGCCACAAGCCGGAGGACGCCGCTATGAGCGTCACGGCTCAGCCTCTGCGACCTAACTGCTGTTGCGCGATTGCGCAGACGGAGTCAGGTGTAAGCATATGCCTAATTTGGCCACATCGTTTATCCGGAAGGCTTGGCCCCAAACGTTGGCGGGGGCTCTGATGGCCGCGCCGACTTATCTCACTCTATCCCCATATGCTGCGGGCATCATTTTTTGGGGCCTCGGGGCCCTCGGTGTCATCGGACTTGTCGTCGAGCTTTGGACTGAATTTCGGTCAAACGAGCCGAGAAATATGAAACCCACAGCAGCGCGAGTTGGTATTATCTTCGGCGCAGTAATTCTAGGCATAGCTGCGTGGTATTTTTGGCCGGTGCCCGTCCATTCGTCGTTTCGCACCACTTATGACAGAAATAGCGGCGAACTTGGGTGGCCTCTTAGATCGGCGATAAACAGCGCCGGATCTCCAAATAGCCAAGATAGCGGCGCAGTCGAATTATTTACTGATAATGCATTTGTAATATGGATGCAAAATCCTGGCATAATGTGTGCATTCGATCTTGAGTCAGGGAAACGTCACGTATGTACGACAGATGTATTTCATTCTGGATCAAAAGAGCCGGAATTATGGAACGAATCTTATGTTAAATCTCGCCTAAAGCTATCTAAATCTGATAGGTGGCCGCAAGGTAGCCTAGCGTTTGCTCAAATAAATAACAAAGACTGGTCTTGGATAGGAAAGAAAGTAAATCAATGTGATCTAGATGGGCGAAAAATATTCTATCAAGAGTTCCAGAAAGGAACTATATACGGAATATTTCGGGTTACTCCAGTAAATAGCGATGTATCTACAGGCGTGACATATATTATGTACCACGACGGAACGTGGTCCAGGGTATCCACGGGGCTGGCTGCTGACCCTTGCATTGGAAACTAGATCTCCTCCAACCGTAAGGCGCTGTTCAAAACCATCAGCCGCATCCTCGCCCGCGCCGCCGCTCTCGACGCGGCAGAGAAGGGGGAGGCCTAGCTTCCCTGCCGACCGTCGCGCCCGAGCGCCGCAATAGCCGTGCGTAGCGAATCCTGAGAGTCCCGGATCATCGAGCCCCAGCGATCGAGATCATTCTTGGTCGCCATATCAGAGCGGATCACTTCGATCTTGGCCTCGGTTGAGGCAAAGCGGTTCTCGATCTTCTTGTCCGTCTCGGCCAAGTGTTCCTTGGTGTCGGCGCGGTGTTTTTCGAGGTCGCTGCGCACGGTTGCCGCGATGATCTCGTTCTGCGCGCTTTTGCGAACGGAGTTGATGAGAGCGGTCGCGGCGGCGGCAAGGCCTCCACTGCTGAGAAGGGACACAGTAATCTCCCATGTCGACCAGTCGGTAGCAGCCCCAGCCATCTTAGCCCGCTTTCTCGCCTTTGATTTGGGGCAATTCTTGGTCCCTAATCTTGAGGTTGGTCAGGTAGAGTTCAATTGCGTGGTCCCTCATCGAGGGCGCCCGCGCGTGGATGATCGAACCGATCTCCGTCAGGCCGACGTTGTGCTTCCACATTGGCAATGGCGGGACCTCACAGATCGGGTCGCCGCAATTGTGGTAGGAGACTGCCTCCAGCGCCGTCTTGATAAGTCCAGGCGCCGTCAGATTCCCCATGAATGCGCCGCGCGGGCAACCGAAGGTGACGACGCGCATTGGGGCAATCTTGTGCTTGAGCGCGGCGAATACCGCAGCCATCACCTGCGCGAGTTGTGCGCCGAGAGAGTGTCCGGCGAAGATGGCGCGGCAGTTCGAGGGGAGGTCCTTCAACACGGCCTCGCACAGTTTCAACCCCCACAGTCCGAAGCCCTCGTGATACGTCCCGATGTAGGGGAAGGGTTTCGGCCAGATCGAGAAATCGATCATCCATTGCGCGAGGTTGACTGTGCCGGGGACAGCAACCACAAACTCGTCGCCGATCTTCGTCCCGACCGCGCGCACGTCGTTCCCGCACTTCCACGTCGCGGGGACGCTGTAGGACTGGGCGACGAGCGCGCAGATTTGCTGGTGGGTGAGCATCACTGTGCCGTTGGAGCAGGAGTGGGCGAGGCGACGGACCCCGTAATAGGCGCCGTCGGCGGGACAAGCGTGATGGCGGGAAGCTTCGCGCAGAAGGCGGGGAATACCGGCACCGTGATCCCGACGCCGACCGTCGCGACGGCGTTGGACGCCTCGGAAAACACCTTTTGACAGGCCGCGTTGTCGCAGATTTGATGGAACGCGGCGATTGTGATCCGCAGCCCCTCGACGTCCTCCGCGGCGTGGCCGGAGATCAGCTTCGGATGCACCTTGAGCACGGACATGAGCGTCTGGCCGGCGACCGCGCAGTCGTGGCCGTTGCCGTCTTGGATCGACGGGACGGCGAGCGATAGCGTCTCGGCCTCGTCGAGCCCTTGCTGGAAATAGTCGGTGATCGCCGTGAACAGGTCTGGCGCGGTCCCGTCCGCCATTGACGTACCTGACAGTTTCTTGTTGAGGCCGAGCGGGTCAATGATGGGGCCTGTTGCAACTGGCCTCGCAGCTTCGGCGGCTCGGACGATGGAAGGCGCGCCGAAGGCGAGAGCGCCGACGACCGTCGCGCCGACGAGAAGGGCGCTGGCGGTTTTCGCCGCGGCGGCGATGATCGTTGTGGCCGCGGTCTTCGTGGCCGTATCGATGGCTGTGTCATCCGCTTGCAACTTCGTCACCGCAGTGATGAGGGCGGAGTCCTTCGGCGCCAGCGGGCCGGGCGCGCTCGACGAATAGAGATGCAGCACGCCGTTGACCGCGTTGAAGATGATGTTCAGGAAGGCGCAAGTGCTGATGATCGCGGTTGCGACCGCCGCCGGGACGTAGGACGGGAAGGCGGTCGGGCTGAGAAAGGCAATGACGGAGATGACCACAGCCATCGCGCTGATCACCACGCCGACCTTCGGATTGAAGTTCATGACGGACTCCTTATGGCGCGCTCGGGTCTTCCGAGTCGGCGCTGTCGAGATCGCAGGCGAGAAGGTTGTTCGGCGTGGCGGGGCAGTAAATGCGCGCCTCATCGTCGTGCTGCCAGATTGATGCGCCGGCGAACCCGCTGGTCGTCGGGTCAGGACTGGCGAACGTCGAGCCCATGACGTGGTGCGGCGAAGTCGTGCGAACGTGGAACGCAAAAATCCGCGCGTTCGGTCGCAACGCTTTTACAGCGGCGGCAAACATGAACGAGGCGTAGACACCCGGCCCGAAGCCGCCGGCGACGACCGCGTCAACCCACGCGCCGACGTAGCCTTGCTGCGCGACCCCGAACGGCGGGCCGTTCTCCAGATCGAGATAGACGAACGAGCCGGCGTCGAAGCCGGCCTGCGTCATCAGCGCGCACGCCGCCGCTCCATCGATAGCGCCCTGCGCCGCGGTAACGAGATGTGAGCCCGGACCGATCGTCTCCTGCCCGACGAAGATCGGCGCCAAGCCCCAGCCGGCCAGCCCATCGCCCTCCGCCGCCTTCATCCACGACGGATCCTGATGACTCGGCGCTGGCGAAAGGTAGAAGCCGGCCCAACGCAGATTCGTGTTGGCGAGCAGCCATTTCATGGCCGCGTCGCCAGGATATTCGGACCGATCAAAGCCTGCGTATCCCATGCTCACATCCTCATTCCAGCCGCGTAGATCGCCAGCAGCGCTATCGCGAAAACGAACCAATCGCCCTTGGTCATGGCCTCACGTCCTGACGAAGATCAGCGAGCGACGCGACACGATGGCGCGGCCGACACGACGCCCCCAGTTTCCGCTGACAACCTCGACCTTGTCGCCGAGCGCCGCGACGACGACGCCGACGTGGTAAGCGCCGCGCCGCCCGACAAACACGGCCAGATCGCCCGGAGCGCCATTGCCGCGCGGCCCGTAGGACAGTGGCGGCTAAGGCCATTGATGTTTCATTTTCCAAGCGCCGAAAGTGCTCGGCATTTTGCGACCTCAGCGGCGAGCAACGGTCCAAGGCCCGACCGCATGGCAATACGCGCTCCGAGTGCAGTTGCGCCGATATAACGCTCAGGCTGCGTCGTCGATTCGCAATAGACCGTCAGCGTCTCGGAGAGCACCGCTTCTTGCGTCTTGTCAGTGTGGCGGCGGGGATCGAGCACCAAATCGGTGGCGATCGCACCAACAATCAGAGAAGCGGCGCAAAGTGCGAGAGATCGCATCATGGACACACCGTCAGAACATGTTCGTCGTCGGCCGCGTTGTAGTGAAAATTGCGGGCGACGTACGCCTCGCGTTCGATCTCGTTGCCGATGCGATAGACGGTGCAGGCGCGATCCGACATTTGCGCCGTGAAGTATTGCTTGGCATTCTCCTGCGTGCATATTTCCGCCGGAGCGACCTGTCCAGGTTGCGTCGGCGTGAACGGGGCTCCGGAGCAGACCAGAAATAGAACAACGACTTGCAACATGGCTATCTTCCTTCTTACTGATTTTCATAGGTGCCGGAGACTACCGACGCCCATCCGGTTCCAGCGCCGATCGAGTTGTCGTACTTCGTGATGGAGACCACGGTTGCGCCGGCGCCGATAAACCCGGCGAGAGCGACGCCAGTCGCGGCGTTCTCACGTCCGGCGAGAACAGCCACGGAAGCGGCGATATTTGGCAACGTCGCGCGCAACGCCGTTGCGCAGCTGCCCAACGTCGTGATTGTCGCGTTGATTTCGATCTCGGTCGTCTTGCCGACTTGCCTAAATCTTCCGGTCGCCGAGGCCGTGGTCAGCGTCCCGCTGGCGCAGCTGAGCGTCGGGGTGTAGGCAGTCCAGGCTGTACGAAGTTGGCCGCCGCAGTTCGGCGAATAGTCACCAGCAGCGTTACCAGATGTGTTGGTCAATCCCTGCATGTCCGAGACGACTTTCGTCGTCGCTACAGTGCAGTTGACGCCATACAGCGTATTGGCCCCGAACGCCGCGGCCGTATCAATATTCAAGCCGACAGTTGCGTCAGCGTAGTAGATGCCAGACGATGCATTGGAAATAAACTGTGCACCACCCCCAATTTGGATGTTGCCATTGGCGAAGTTGACGATGTCGAGGCAACCGGACGCTCCGGTAATCATCGACGCGCACCATCCGGCAAACTGCATAGATTTGTTTGATGCAATGGCGTCGGCTAGATAGTATCCAGCAGCCGTAAAATTGTCTGCTTCTGTCCCCTCAAGAATAAATATCTGATTGTTAGCGGTCCCCGTAACTCCGGTGTCTACTCTAAGGCCGACAGCTCCACCGAACATTGACACGTATTTCGTATAAAGCCCGCCAAATCCTCCGCCAAGGTAAACGCAGGTGTCCCCCGGCGCGATGCATTGCACTTCGTCAAGTACTAATTCAGCGCCACCCCCAACAGAAGACGCTTTAATCATAAAGTGCGAGCCATATACGTTCGATCGGAGCCACCAGTTCCACGAACTGTTTTCAAAATATACGCCGTCATAGAGTTTCTTATTGCCGTAAGCGTTACCGTCTAGAATAATACCGTCGAAGTTAGAATAATTGACATACGTCAAACGGAATGCATTGCCGCCCGTCATCGTCTTGTTGCTGGCGATGCGGAAGTCGCGGAAGTCGAGATTTGCCAGCTGGGCGCCGGAGGTGCCGGGAATTGAAAGCAGGTCGCAAGTTGCCGACAACCCGTTGTACGTCAAGACACTTTGATAGCTACCAGCTCCGTGAAACCCCCAGTTTGAGACGGCAGGAAGCGTCAAGCATGACGTAAAAGTGAAATTTCCAGACGGGATGTACCCGTTCGCGTGGACCGCCGCGACCGCCGCCGCCCATAGGTTGATCGCCGCGCTGTTGTCGCTGAGTCCTGTACCGGCGCCGTAATCCGTCAGCGAAACAACATCGTCGAGCTTGGATTGCAGCGTGCGCGAGACGCCCGTTCCGTTGGCGCTCTGCGTATATTGGCTAGCACCGTTACCCGGTTCAAAGTCGCTGTTTGTGAAGTTCCATGTCGGAACCTGGCCGCCCGCGTACGTCACGCCGGATTTGTAGGCGAGGCCCTGGACCTTGGCGACGGTCGGACCGGGATATGATCCCGAGAGATCGCCGCTGGCCGAGCCGGTAGGCGGCCCTGGAACGGCAGGGCTCGAAGAACAAGTCGGGTTGAGGCCGGTTGCGTCGAACCCGAGAAACTTGCTCTGGCAGGCGGCCGGCAGCGGCAGTAGGCCAACCGTGTTGCCGGGCTGAGACTTGAGATCGCGCCCGGTGACGTCGTTGACCTTGTCCCATATCTCGCGAAGCTGCGCGACAATGCCGGTGAAGGCGACGTTGAGATTGCGCGCCGAGACGCCCTGGTTTTCCGACCATTGCGACAGCCGCGCCGGACGCGCTGCGCCGACGATCTCGACCGTGCCGGTCTGGACGCCAGTGAAGGTCAGGACGGCGTCGGTAATGGGGCGAGAGATCGAAGCCAGCGCCCCGGTCGGCGACGTGATCGCCCAGCCGTAGGTCGGATCGTTGTAGGCGACCTGGACGCCGTTCAGGAAGACCTCGACCCAATCCTGATAGTCGGCGAGGTTGGCGTTGCCGTAGAGCGCGAAGTTGACCGCGCACGCGCAGGTCGTGCCGGCGATCGTGTAGCTCGTCAGGCGCGGCGTGTCGGGCAGAGCGGGAACGACCGGCGGCGCTTGAGCGACCGCGTTCGAGAGGCCAAGCGCAAACAGCGCGGCGATGGACAGGCGGCGCAAGGTCTTCATGATGACCGTTTGCGCGCGCGGTCGGGCGGCCGCAATGACCAAGGCAACAGTCCGCCTTCCGTAATCCCCGGCCCCTAGAAGCCGACACGGACTGAGGAGCTTAGTTAGAGTTTACCCGCCCTGCCCGTATCGTGAGCCAGACGCCCGGCGTCCGTACATTGCCTCGGACTGGCCATAGGTGGATTGCCGTTTGTTTTGGGGGATATGGCGTTGGCGCTAAGCCGCCGCGGCCGGACCGGAAGCCCCGAAGATCGGGTGAAGAGTCCCTCGTCTGCACGTTGTCGGAACCGCCGACACGGCGCGAATTTCGGACGGGGCTCGATCGGCGCGAAGGCCGGGCTGCACAATTCCGGTTGACCGAACGAAACGTCCGTTATATAGGACGTTCGTTCTTTCGGACAGTTTGTGCTTCAAACCGTATGTCCGAACCGGCCGGTGGGCGACTCGCTATCGCCGCCGGCCACCTTTTTCACCACAACGATGGCGGCGCGGCGATGATCTAGCCGTCTGTGAACATGTGAACTTTTGATCAAGTCCGCGAACTATTGTTTCGGCGGCGCGCCGGTCCACAAGGATGGATCATGGACGGGCGGTTTCAGGCCAAGGTGTTCGTCGAATCCCGCTTCGGCCTGATCGAGCAGCTTGCGGATCAGGAAGTGGTTTTGCAGGAACATCGCCTGACGGAGCTTGTGTGTGTCCTTGGCGGACCACGCGCCAAAGGAGGCGTCCGTCCCGGCCTGCGCGACGCCGTTGAGAAGCGCGAAGGTCGGCCCGAGCATTTCCTCGAGCGCGCTTTGAGAAGTGTGGCGAGTCAGCGGCCGATCGGCCCCAATACCCCGCCAGGCGTCCGTCTTGCCGCCGGTGAACTTGGCCTGCATGGCGTTGACGTCGATCATCCAGCCCATCATTCCGGCGCGCGTGACGGCTTCCTTGACCCAATCCTGCGGCCGATTGCTCATCGCCTGGCCGGTTGCGAGGCTGTAGGCGGCGTAGGACAGGGCGCCCATGCCGAGCATGTGGAGAAGGCCCTGGAGCGTCCGGCCGTCTGCTTCCTGCAAATTAGAAATCAGGATGCGCTCTTGTGCGGCAAAAGCGAAGCCCTTGAACTGCCCGAGGAGCGCCATCGTCGGGTCGCTGAGAAACAGCGGCTTCTCGGCGCCAGGCGTGATGACGGCAATGTCGGCGTCTTTTTGGATTGCGGCCTCGAACGCCTCGCGCGCGCCGGCGTCTTTCCAGTCGGCAGTGTTGGGAACCTTGGCGTCCCCGACCTGAGTGAATCCGCCATCGTTGAACGACTTAGAGATGCGCCGCGCCATCGCCGGGTCAATGCCGGCGTGGGCCATCGAGCGAATGTCGCGCTCGGTGTGCGCGCCTTCCGCAATGCGCTCGGCCATGCGCAGGAACTCAGCGGACGCGGCCATGCCGGCGATCTGCTTGTTCATGTCCGTCCAAGGCGTGTGGCCGGTGACGATCATGGCCGTGTTGGCGGACGCGCGCAGGCCGCGCTCGAAGCGGTTGCCCGGCAGGTGGTTGTTGACGACGTCCCAAAAGAGCGACGCCGAGTGGCCGCTGACCGTGTCGACGCCGACGCCGATGTCCTTCATGAACTGGCGGCTGGCGGCGGAGCCGGCGTCGATCCGCGCTGCGCCCTTGATGAAGGGCAGGAAGCCGTCGCCCATGTAACCGAGCAGGCCGCGCCGCGCCGTCGCGTTCGCCATGTCCTGAAAGCGATTGAGCATCGACGTGCCGAGAAAGGTCCCGACGTTCCAGTTCCCCACGGCGCGCGCCACGCGGCCGAAGTTGCGCTGCGTCTGGTTCGTCGGCATTCCGTAGACGCCGCGGATGCGGTCGCGCGTCGCGGCAAGATCGCGGACCTCCGCCTTGCGCGAGGCGTCAATCTTTATCAACTTCTTGGCGTCCGTCTCCTTCGCCGCGAGGCCGTCGTACCACTCGTTGACCTTCTTGAACTGCTCGCTCATCTCGACGTCGCCGAACCGCTTCATCAGGTGCAGGTCCGGGATGATCGTGCGGAGGTATGCCGGGACGACATGCTCCATGTCTGTGTGGACATACTTCAACACGTTGGCCGTCGGGATGGCGAAGTCGCGCCCGTTGAGCGAGCCGCGCACCGGATTAGCCTCACCGTAGCCCAACTGCGGGCCGCCCGACGGCATGTCGTAAGGAAGTCGCCCGTCCGCGGCGGTGTTGATCCGGTTGCGGATTTCGCGCGCCAGGCTCATCAGTTCGTCCGGCGACATATCCAGCCGCTCGGACTTGATAATCTTGTCGATTGCCGCGTCGACCGCCTTGTCCGCGCCTTTGAGGCGGTCCTTTGCTTCCGGCCGCATTCCCTCAGCGGCCTCACGCTTCTTAAGCGCAGCGACAGCCTCGTCCGTCGTCTTGCCGCCCCAATCGACGATCTGTTCTTCCATGCGCGAGCGCAGTTGCTGGCGCTCGGCCTCCGCGTCCTCGCCAAGCTTGTTGTGCTGCTCGCGCAGATATTCGAGGTTCTCCTTGATCGAGACGTGGCGGCGCTGCTCAGTGTCCAGCCATGACGCGGTCGTGGTGTCGAAGCCGTTTGGGTCTTCGGCGATGGCGGCCTTGTTCCACACGCGCGGCGCGAAACCCTTGTCCCCCTTCGGTGGCCCGATCGCCTCCGCGATGACGGGGCGCCCGTCCTTGTCCTTCACGCTCTGCGCGAACTTGAGAACGGGATCGTAGACTTTGGCCGTGACGTCGCGCGCCGCTTTGGCGACCTCGGGGATTGGATGCTCGCCGCCCTGCGTCTGAGCGAGGTAGACCTGCTTTTTGAACTCGTCGAAGTTCATCTTACCGTCGTTGTTCCCGGTCAGATTTTCGACGGCGGCCTGCGCGCGCACGAGGATCGACGGGCCGGATTTGCCGCGATACTGCGTGAAGGCGTCTTCAAGAGCGTCTCGGTTGACCTGCTCGAACCGTATTTGCTGCATTCGCGAGATGCGGCTGATCGGGACTGTCCCGAGAGTCGAGGCGGTCTGTCCTTCCGCCGCCTGCGTGAATTTCAGCGACGTCTCGGCGAGGTCGCCCATCGCCCGCGCACCCGGCAACGAACCGTTGAGGAAGGTCCGGCCAGACGGCGACGCGGCGAGGCCAATCTGCCGCATGGCGTTGAGCGCCGCATCGCCGCCGGGGATCGCCGCGATGAGGTTGCGCACGATTGGCGGCAGGATTGGCGAGAGCACCATCGTCCGCTTGTCGGCCGCCGCGGCGGAAACGTCTTCGGCCATTGCGGGCGCAGCGCCGGGCGTCAGGTCGCGACGCATCGCCTCCAGGCCGTCGACCGCGCCCTTGCGCTCACCGCCCTCTAGGTAGCGCGCGCCGCCGCCGATGAGGCCCATCAGGAGGGTGTTCGTCGCGACGTCGGCGGCCGCCGTCTCTGGTGTCCGCGTGACCTGCGACGCCATCAGCGCGGTTTCCGAGACGCCCGAGCGAAGCGCGCCCTCGCCCGCGCCGCGCAGGATGCGCGCGCCAATGCCAAGCTCGGCGCCGGCCCGCGCCTCGCCCGCGATCGGGATGAACCATGACGGATCGAGCGCGCCGGCGGCGAGCGCCGCCACCGTGCCGCCCCAGCCGGCGTCGGCCAGCGTCTGCTGGTCCTTTTGCTCGGCGTCGAACTTCGTCATCCGCGCCGTCGTTTCGTCCGGGCTCGTGTCGCCGAGCGATTGGTTGAGCAACGGCTCGTACTTCGTTCCGACAAGGCGAGGGATTGGATCGTAGCCCGGCACCGGCGGAGCGACGGTCGGGCCGCGCGAGATTGCATCGAGCACCGAAGCGACCGGATTGTCCTGCCGGAACGCGGCGCCGATGACTTCGCTGTGCGTCGGCCCGACGAACGGGTCGGGCAGCATTGGCCCGAGCGGCATCCTACCGGGCGCCGGCGCCCCCTGGTCAAGCGGATCCTGCCCTTCGACGAAGGTCGGCATCAGCGCATGCTCCGAACTTCAATGTCTGGCGCCGGGGTGTTCCGCTCCTGTTCCTTCCGCGCGGCAAGATCGGCTTGGAATTGCGATGGATCAAATCGGTAGCGGAGCGGTGTGCCGTCGGGCTGCGCCAGCGCGGAAAAGCGGCCGTCAGGCTGTTGGACAACGACGGTGTAGGACGGTGGTTTGTGCGCTGCAATATCGGCCTGCGTCGTCTGGTCCGGGACGAGCGCGCGCGGCGCGCGGTAGGCCGCCATCGCCGCGGCGTCTTGCTCGGAGCCGCCATATTGCGGCAGCGCGCCAGGGCGGTCGAACGCTTGCACGTCGAGGCTCGAGTTGTATTGCGTCTTGATCAGCTTGGCGACGTCGTCGTCGAGTTGCTTCGCCATCCAATCGCGCGATCCGTCGACTGGCGGATAGTAACCCTCCGGCGCGTAGGCCATGACGCGGTTGCCGTTTGTCGGCGAGGTCGCAAATTTGATCTTGATCGCATTGGTCGCCGCGACGTCGGCCGCGTGAACGTCGCCAGACGAAGCAAACGCCTCGCGGTAGGCCGTCCCGTATTCGCGCCGCAGCGCCATCGAGGCGTTGGCCGCGCCGTCGGGATTGACAGGCGCTTGGGCGGTCGTGCCGAATGGCCCCCAGCCGGTCGAGAACTTTGAGACCACGGCGGCGGGCGTGAGCGCCTTCAACGCTTCGTCGGCGACCTTCTTGGCGTCCTCGATCGCGCCGGCTTGCGCCGGATCGTTGGCGCGCATCATGCGCTTCGCCGCCTCGGCGGGCGGATATTGGCTGAGCAGCGATTGCCAGACGCTGAGGTCCTTCACGCCTTCTTTGTACTCGGCGTCGAACGAAAGCGGGTTGCGGCGCGCCAGCGTGTCCATGAGCGAATAGGCGGAGTTCATCTTCGCCGGGTCGCCTGAGCGCGACATGCCGACGACGCTCTCCTTGAACGCGGGCTCGCGCGCCAGGCGGTCGAGATCGTCAGGCCGCATGTTCGCGGCGATCTGCGGCAGGACCTGCGCGGCCTGGGGACCCTGCAACAGCGCGCGCAATGCCGGCTCGTCGCCCTTTTCGAGCAACGGCGGCGGCGGCGTGCCGTCGAGCGCGCCGATGTGCTGCGACAGAACGCCGCGCTGAGCCAGCGCCTGCCCTGCCAACTCGGGGTGCGCAGGATCGATCGCGGCCGGCGTCGGCGTGCCGAAGCGGTTCGCCGCGGCGGTGTAGGGTTGCTCGGCCTGCAAGCGCTCCTGCTGCTTCGCCTGCGTCATCGCCGCGGTGGCGATCGCCTGATGGTAGATGTCGGGAGCGGCCACGGCGGCGGCGCGCGCTTGGTCCGCAAAGGCCGCGCGGTCCGGGCCGCTCATGCCGGCCGCGCCGAGCGCCGCCAGCTTGCCGGTCAACTCAGAACCGAGGAATCCAAACTTCGCCTTGTCGCGGTCGGCCGCCTGATAGACGAGCGCGATGGCGTCGTCGGACGGCTTGATCCCTGCGTCGATCGCCTTGAACGCGGCTTCGGCGGTTGCCTTGACCGTCTCTCCTCGGTCCTCCGGGTCTGCCGCGAGCGTGCGGAAATAGGCCGACAACAGGTAGGGATTGCGAGCGACGTCCGCCTGGCTGAACGGCATACCTCCATTGGCCGACGGAGCGCCCCCGGTCATGTTAACTTGCGCGCCGCCCATAGCTTTTGTCGATACAGCGAAGACCTGGGCGAACGTGCGAGCCTGACCTCCGGGACCGTAGAAAATGCTCGGGTTGGCCTGCGCCTCCTTTGGGAACATCGCTGCGGCGTTGCCATCTGGAGAGAATTGCATCGCCCGAAGGAACGACGGACCGCCAGTGCGGCCGAGGAATGCTGACATGCGCAGATTTGGCGCGGTCGTCGCCAATCCCTCATGTTGCAACACGGCAGCATTGTCCGCAGTAAAGGCGCGCATCGCCTGTTCCTGCTTGTCTGGATTGAAAATGTTGAGCGGCGTCAGGCCGAGTTCGGGATGGTCCTTCCCGACCTGGTCCCACGTTGGCGCCGTGAACTGGTAACGGCCGTAGGCAATAGGCGCGCCTGTCTTTGGATTATGGCTGACGGCATTGTCGTTGCCGCTGCTTTCTAGGCGGCGCGTGATGGAGAAATAGTCATCGCCGACCCCCATCGCCGCTGGACGCTGAGCAGACGGGAGCGCTGCGCTGGCGTTGAGCGCCGGCGCAACCTTGATCGCCGCCTGGAGCCGCAGCACGCTCGAATCGTCGCCGATCGCCTTGGCCTGTGTGATCGCCGAGCCGATCGCCGGATCATCGGGCCGCAACTTTCCGGTCGAGACCAGTTTCTCAATGTCGGTCGTCGTCTGGCGACTCGCCTGAATGGACGCCTGCTGATCTCCGGTCAGAAACTCCAGGTGCGCCATGCCGAAACGATAGAGCCGATCGCGATCGACCTCGCGCAGGTTTGGATTGTTGAGGACCGAGTCCGTCAGTTCCTTTTGCGCTTCGGCCTTGCTCTTTTTGTTGAACGTGTCGTCGATGTGCGCGACGACGCCCTCGCTCTGGAGCAACGCGACGGTGTTCTTCTTTTCGAGATCAATCTGGTCCTGCGGCGTCTTGAACAGCGGGTTTGTGCCAAGCGCGTCATAGGCCGCGTTGAGCTTGGCGACGGACTGCTTGAACTCCGGCGCGTCCGTTCCGCCAGGCTGCCGGGCGAGCGCGATCGCGGTGTTCTTCTGGTCGTCGATCGTCGCCAAGATCGACTTCTTGGAATTGTCGACGTCGTTCATCGCCGCCGCGTTGGTGATCGCGTCGAGATGCTGCGTGTAGAGGCTGCGGCCTTCGCGCAAGATTTCCTGGCCGGCGATCGAGTCGCCCTGGCCGGAAGCGATCTTGTCGAGGTGCGCCTGCGCGGCGGTCGAGAAACCCTGCGGGTCGAGCGGAAACTGCCGATGCAGTTGCGTCATGTCCTGCGCGGCAAGATTGCCCGCCTGGGCGACCGTGCCCGAGACGACCGCGCGCTCGTAAGCCTTGCCTGCCTCGCCGAAGATCACGGCGTTCGCCGGGTTGGCAACCTGGATCGAACCGTCCGGCCCGCGCGTCACCTTCTGCTGGTTGAGATCGGCCGCCGCCTGTTTCTCGGCGAGCGGCACGGCGACGTCGCTCAGGCCAGTGCTGAGCGTCTGGAGTGAGCGACCAAGCTCCTCATAGGGCTGCGCAACCTGGCCGGGGCTCAGGCCCCGCGGCTGCTGGCTAGTGACGACTTCCTTCGGGACGAGGTCGAGAAGTTCGGGCATGTCGTTCAGCCTCCCGCCAGCGCCGGCATTCCCGAGAATCCCTTGAGGATGTCGCCAAAGGCGCCAATCCCGCCGCTGAGCAGCGCCGTGCTCGACGCGCTGCGGAGATAGGCCGCGTTCGCCTGGTCCTGTTCCGCCTGCGCCATGATGCTGTCTACCTGAATGTTCTTGTTCTCGGTGCTGGTCGCTTCGACCGTGTTGCGGACGGCCGCCCCCGTCGGCGAGGTCGGGTCTGTGCGCGCCGCCGCGCGGACGGCGTCGATGTTGCCGAGTGTCTGGTTGAGGTTGCGAGTCAGCGCCGCGTTGGTCTGGACAGCCTTGAGTTCGCCGTATTGCGCAGCCTGTTCCTGTTCGTCGGCTTGGTATTTGTCAGCGTTGGATGTGCCGATTCCTTGGACTATCGAGCCGGCGGCCTGGAAGATGCTAGCGCCTGCGGAAGCTGCTTGTCCCATTAGAGGCTGGCCTCCAAACCAATTTCGTGAACGATCAAAGGCCCCGGCACATCCTTAATCACGGCCATGCGCGGATCGTAGGAGCGGCCGAGCGGGCGCCAGCGATAGGCTTCCTCGCGCAGCGGCGGCGCGGCCTCGACATTGTCGCCGATGTTCCACGTCGTGACGCGGAACGTGTTCATGACGGTCCCGAGCGCCAGGCCGGCCGCGGCGGTCGCCGGCGTGATCGGCCCACTGAACAACCGCGCCATCAGGAAGCCGGTCGAGTTCGAAACATAGACCGCCATGCGCGACACGCGCCGCTTGAACATGCGCTGATGCTGGCTCGGACCGGGCGGCGCGTCGGGGACAAACGGCTCTAGCACGGAGGTCCACGGCTGTCCTGCGACGAGCGTCGCGCTGGACAGATTCTCGCCGCCGTTGAACTGCGGAATGATATTGCCGTTCACATCGATATTGTAAGTCCCCATCATGCGCGTGCCGTTGTCGATCAACGTCACCTGACCGCCAGCGAGAAAATACAGCGGACCTTTGCCTGCGGTGACAAATGGCGTCGGAGGAGCGGTGACGAAAATTGCACCATCGAGATATTGCGTGTTGTCCAGAATCTCCGCAATGCTGACCGCCGCAGCCCCGGTGGGCTGATAGGTCGTGGTGAAAATCACGTCTGCGGCTTGGGCCGACAGCCACGTCACAACCCCGGCTCCGTTCCAAGGCAGCCAGCCCATCTTGGGTTTGCCCTCAGGGCCAACATCGATCAGCCCTTGGCGGATGGAATACTGCGCCATGACGATGTTGCCATTGGCGAGCAGGATATAGGCGTAGCTTTCTTCAAACTGCCCCGGCGCACTTGGGGCCGCAATCGCAATTGCATTCGATCCAGTGAACAGATGCTCATGGCCCTGCGAGACATCATCGACCACGTAAGGACGATAATAAGCGCCGGGAGCCTGCACCGCGCCAACACGCGCGAGTCCAGCCTTCATGTAGAGGATCGATTGCTGAATTGGCTTTGGTCTGACGTTCGGCGCGCAGCCATCCGAGCTTAAGAGGTTGAACGCCACCGATCCCGGCTTAAGCGGGTTCTGTGTTGTAATTGGGATATAATAGATTGCGTTATCGCAGAACACGAACTCGCTCGACTCCATGCCGGGCTGCACGAACAGCACTTGCGATTTGCCGGGCGATAATTCAAATATTGCGCTCGATGACGTGACCGTATCGTCGAGAGCAGACACAAATATATCTTGTGGCAGAGATATTGTCCCCCACGCAATACCGGACGGACGCGCCGGAAAGTTACAAAACCCAAGCCTACTCTGATCATAAAATACAGACGAAGGATACCCCCTATACAAATTCATCACTTCGTCGTCCCAAATAGATACCGCATTTGGGACGGTTACCGAAGCCGACGACACGGTGACGTTACCGGACGGACCAGCGATTTCGTCGCTCGTCGAAAATTGAATAATGCTATTACTTGACGATGGCAAAAGCTGGGCAACCAACAATGCCGTAGTTGCGAAAGTGAACGCCGCGTTTCCTGAACTATTGCCCGTCCAAACAACAGGTTGATGCGTTACAAATGGAGTTAATGTCGATAAAAATATGGTTATGGAACAATAATTCGTAGCGGGGTAAAGATACGCACCAGTTATGATGCCGGTGGCCCCTGAAGATACTTGGCTAACACTGTCGCCAGCAACAGGGGCGGCGCCAGTAATAGAAGAAGACAATTGTAGCTGCTGCGTTTTTGTATTGCTGACGATAATACCCTTAGCGCCGGTTACTGATCCGACCACTTCGTCACCAATGTTGATTGCTCCCTGCGATGTCGACACCGTGAAGGTCTGCGACGGCGGCAGCGGTTCGACGACAGATGCCGTGCCATATTGCGAGGGGCCGGCGGTTGCGGTCGTAAAATCGGAAAGAGTGACGCCTGTAATAACAACTTGTCTGCCGCAATATGTCAGACGTGTTTCAACCATCCCTAAAACAAGAATTGCCGAAGACATCGTAATGTTAATGTTCCCTGTTGTAGCGCTTGGCAAGAGGGTTACATCTTGCGGAGAAATACGATCGAATATTGTTCTTTTTTGTCCTGATGGCGTAATTGTTTCGGAATAAGTGGCAAGTGTCCATGTCGACGTTTGGGATATACCATCCCACGTCAAAACCTGTGGCGGGTTTGTTGGAAATCCATCAGCAAAAGCAATGTATATAGCAAGAGCTGCGCCGGCGGCGGCGACGAACGATACGTTGTGAATTGTCGTCGAGGTCCATGGAATGGCCGTAGAGCCATCGCCGAGATTGGTCGAATTGAAAACCTGCGTCCCCGCCGCGTTGTAAACCCTGAGATAGCCAGCGCCGAAGACGAGATAAAAGACGTTTCCCGGCGACATCAGGACTTCTTCAACCCGTCCTGCTTCTGGAAACAGCGCGCGTCTGCCGGGGCGGTTCTTCACCGCTCCACCATGCAGCACACGCCAATTGGAAAGCTGACGGCAACCAATCTTCATGATCGGGTTTTCGTCGGCGCGCTTCATCGACAGGTCGAGCTCTCCCCCCGAGAAGTCGCGCTGCGCCCCGATGATCTTGGGGATTGCCATCGGCTATCAACCCGGTCCGCCGCTGCCGCCCCAATTGTTCAGGCCGTTGGGCGGCCACGGGCGGCGGACGCGGCGCGCGGCGGCCATGCGCGAATTGAAAAACTGCCGCTTCGGTTTCTGCTGGTCGTAGCGCGTGCGCGCCATCTGGAGCATCTTTTCGCCGGCCATCCACATCTTGTCGGCCTCGCCAGGGTCCTCGTGGAGCCCGCGGTAGATGCCGGACATGACGAAGGATTGCAGGGCGAGCAGAAGCGTCGGCGTGCCGTTGGTCGAATCGCACAGCGCCCCTGAGTTCGAGATGTAGCAGAGCGTGACGGTCGCAGGGACCTGCGGCGCGGCGGGCGGCGGCGGCCCGCCTTGGGCGTTGCAGACGATGACAGGGCCGCTCGGCGTCCCCATAATGTCGTACAGCGTCAGCGTCGGCGTGTTGACCGTCGGTGCGTCCTGGTTGATCTTGATCCAGATGATGTGGACGCAATCGCTCGGGATCGGGTAGGCCGTGTCCCACGTCACGTCTTGCGGCGCCGTCGGACTGGCGGTCAGCGTCAAGACTTGCTTGGCAAATCCCCAGCTATGGCTTTCCGCAGCGTACCCTAGGCCCGCCTGATAGGCGGGGTCGCAGGTGTTCCACTCGTCAGAACCGTCGTCAGCTTGGGCGACTTGGTTGTCGCCGGTAGCTGACAAGGCGCGGTTGACGATGCCAAGCTCGTCGAGCGGGAACTGGTAAGCCATGCCGCACCTTTCTCCGCACGGCAGGGCTCACGCAATGATCTACTGGTAGAAGCACTGCGCGTTGACGGTCGCGTTCGTAGCGCCAGCGCCGAGAGCGGGCATCGACACGGAGATCGCCGTGTTGACGGCGGACCCCTGGAGCGGCGGGTTGAAGGTCTGCATCAGCGGCTGTGCGGCCACGACGGCGCCCAACGGCGCGGCGAACGTCATCGTGCGCGTGCCGCCAAGAAGGCCTGTGATGGTCGGGTTGACCACAGCCGCGGCAGTCGCGCCGGCCGCCTCAATGTCATAGCCCGTGAGGTAGTTCGTCTTGGCGGGCACCGCGGCGCACGTCGCGGTCCCGGCCGGGTTGAGGCACATCTGCACAGAGCTTGGCGCGTTCACGCTTGAGTTCGGTGTCGGGAACCAAATCTGAGCGCAAGCGAGCGAGGCCGACAACAGCCAAACCGTGAGCGTGGTGAGCAGCTTTTTCATCATCCACTCCAACAAAAAAGGCGGCGGCGATTTCGCGCGGCCGCCTCTCGCGTTGTTCCTCGGCAAGCCTCAGATGGTGCCGGTCGCCGCAACTTCGTCCCAATCGACCGAGACGGAGAAGTTCCACACGCCGGTCGCCGGGACCGTCGCCTGAATGACGATGCCTTCGTTCGCGGCCAGGATCAGCGGCCATGCGTCGGGACCGTAGCGCAAAAGATCAGTCGGCGGGACAAGCTGGGCGCCGGCCGTCGCGACATTCTGCGTGACTACGCTGGCGATGGGCGTCGAGTCGAGCGTGCGCGTGCCGGCAGTCAGCGTCGCGGCCTGGGAATAGCGGAAGTCCTGGAGCGCGGTCGTGCCAAAGGCGGTGCGGCGCTTGGCGTTGTTCGTGGTCAGGGTCGCCGCCGCGCCGCCGGTGTCGGAAGCCGAGAAGGCCCGAGCAACGAACAACTGGAAGTAGCCGGGCGTGTTGGCAAAAGCGGTCGTGCCGACGTTGGCCTCGAATCGCACGCGCCGGATGACCACGAGCGGCCCGGCCGCGGCGGCGCTGCGCAGCGCAAAAATTGGGGCGGCGGCGGCAAGGCCCGCAGCCATGACGGTCGTGCCGTTGACCGCCGAGGCCGAATAGGAGCCGTAGGCGCCGACGTTGATGCCGCGCTCGTTGACGCGCATGGCGTTCGTGTTGGCTTCAATTTCCAGGCCGTTGCCGGTGGAGTACCCTTGGATGGCGAGCATCAATCTCTCCTACGAATTGAAGGACCAGGCGACCGACCACGCGCCGTAGGGCTGCGGCTGCTGGAGCCCGATCGGCTGCTGACTGGCGGCCCCACCAAACGGCGTCCCGGCCGGCGTCGGCCAGTCGCGCCCGCTCGCCGCAGCGTTGATCACGATGTTCCCGGCGACAACCTGTGCCGAAACCATCGGCGGGTCGGCCGAGTGCTCGTCGGCGGAGTGATCGCCGGTCGCGATTGGCGTGATGGCTGCCAGGAGGGTCGCCGCCGGATCGTAGGCGTCGGCAGCGACGATCGTGACCTGAGTGTTGGGGGAACCTGGAAACACGCCAAAGTTTACCGTTGCGACCCCGTTGTTAGGGGCGCCCGTCAGATATTCGAGTTCGGCGTATGCCCAGCCTTGGGCCACGAGCGTCGGCGAGTCAAGGGTCGATACGACAACGCGGCCGAGCGGGTCGACGATATAGAGAGCGCCCGTCACGGGGCCAAAGATCGACTGCTGTTGCCCCATTGCAACGTTGGCGTCGATCTTTTGAAGTGCGACAGTCGCCATCGTTTCGTCTCAGGTCGGGGAATACAGGCTGTAGAAAACGGTCAGGTTGACCTTTGCCGCATCCGACCAATTGGTGTGGGCATTGATGTAGATCGGGAAGGCCTTCGGCACGCCCGTGCCGGTGGTCGTCGCGCCGACGGTGCGAACCAAGATCGCCGAGTCGGCGACGTGGACGAGACAGCTCGCCGCGCAGGTCACGGCCGAAGCAATCGTCGCGTCAGACGAACCGGCGATGCCGATGTCCAATCCGCCGGTCACAGCCTGTCCGGCCGTTTCCTGAATGACGAGGCCGACGATGTAGGACCCCGCCGGAAGGACGGGCGCCTGAGCGGCGGTCGTCTGCGCGGTGATGCCGACCAGCGAGACGGAGAACAGGTTCGGGCCGGGGAACCATCCCTGCGACTTGAAGTAGCCGACGTCCTGGTTAGAAACCGCAGCGCAACCTTCGGAGTTGAGCGTGTAGAGCGTCTGCGACGGGACAGCGGAGTTCGTGCCGCCAACAGTCCCGGCGTTGCCATCGGGCATGTTGCGCGGCGTGCAGAGAATTGCGCCGGCCGAGGCCGGGGCGGCCAGGCTGATGGCGAGCGCGGCGGCGGTAAGGGCGCCAATGAGCCAGTGTTTCGTGTTCATGCTCGCATCTCCCTGGAGCCGAATACCGGGTCGGAGCGGCGGGCTTCATCGAGGTCAGCCTCGCCCGCGCGTTCGCGGTTCAGATTGTCGAAATGGGCCTTGCCGGGCTTCATCGCGCCAGGCAAGCCCTGGTTGGGCAGCGACTCGAAGCCGCGCGTGCGCGACGAAATGAAGTAGCGCTTCGCCGGCTGGCGCCCTTCCTTGACCACCCGCTCATCGATCTCCAGCGCGTCGCGCGCGTCGACCGACCACATCTTGATCTCGAAGGGGCCGCCGTTCTGCGTCTGCCACTTGGCGAACTCGTCCTTGCGGGCGCCGTAGGTTCGCAGGTCGGCCTCGTAGTCGAGAAGCGCCTGACGGAAGTCGACCATTGCGAGATCAAACTCCGGGTCGCCTTCCTTGCCGCGCGGGGCAACCGGGCGCTTGGGAGCGCTCGGCGCGGTCGGACCGCAGTCCCACAGATAGACCATCGAACGTTCGCGGTCGGCCATCGCGGCCAGCCCCGGCCCGACGTTCGAGAGCTTGACGTACTCGTTGAGTTGGATCGCTTCGACCATGTTACTGCATCGCCGGGAGGATGGCCATAAAGGCCTTGAAGGTGATGGAGGCGTTCGAGCCGCCAAGGACGACGTACAGCTTGACGTACTCGTACTTGACGTTGTTCTGCTCGTTGGAGAACAGAATCTCGTAGCGGTTGCCGCCGATCGCGGGGACCGCCGGCGGGGTGAAGTTGTTGGGGACGTCGCCGGTGCCGGCGATGGCAAGCTGGAGCGCGCCGGCCAGCATGACGTTCGTGGCGCCGAAAGCCGGGTCGTTCGAGACCAGCACCATCAGCTTGTAGTAGCAGCCCGACGTGACGACGATTGCGGTGACATCGATAACCACAGCGGCGTCAATGCGCTGTTGCTGCGGCGTGATGCTGGACGAGGCGGCGATCGAGGGCAGCGTAACCGTGATGTTCTGGTTGCCGCCACAATCGATGATGCCGTCCGCGCCGCCATACTGCGCGTAACCGGATACCGTCAGAGCGGCGGCGCCGTCGGACAGGAAGTTGTTGGCGTCGACTGCGTAGGTTCTGTCACCCATCGTCGTATCCTCTCATGCCGCTCGGGCGAACTCGCCAAAAATCTCGTTGGCCTTCTCAACGTAGGCCGCGTGCGCCGCCTCTCTTGACGCAACGAGCCGTCCTGACCTTCCAGAAGAACTTTCCGGTCTGCGGCTCGTAATCGAGCAATTCTCTAAGTCTTTGATAAGTAAGCATTTTCTTCAAGCAACGATGGGAGCATTTGTCCAACTCGTCATCCGAGTCAGGCAATACTTGAACTCGTCGACCAGGCCGACGTCCCAAGAGATGTGGGTCCTATACGTTTTTCTGTCTTCCAGCAGGCCGACGTCTTCGGGCGTCAGGTTGCGGACGTAGATGCCGCGCAACATCCCTTCGCCGAGGGTCATGCCGTAGATCGACGACGTGACCGCCGAGCCGGTGCCGTAGGCGACTTCGTTGAACTGGAGGACGGGAACCTGGTCGTCCTTGGGGTAGCCGTAGAGAAGCCGGATGCCTGCGTAGGTCAGTTTCGGCCGCCCGATCTCGTCCCAGGTCTGCATGACGTAGCCGGTCAGCGCCTGGTTGCGCGCCGCCTGAATCCACAGCGGCAGCGACAGGAAGGGAACGAATAGGTAGCGCGTGCCGGACTTGCCCGACAGGTTGTTGAGCATCGTGTCGAGGTTGGCGAGCGACAGGGCCGCGCCGCCGGAGGCCGTCGAGTTGTAGTAGAGCCGGCCGAACTTCTGCGCGCGGACCTGGAGGCCGTTGAAGACGCGCGCGTTGACCGACTGATCGCCCTTGACGAAGGTGTCGATCCACAGGCGGGCGAAGGCGGTGATACCCATTCGCTCTTCGTAATTGCGCCGCTCGGGGCCGAAGCGATCCTGGATCGCACGGTCGATGTCGATGTCGTGGTCGATGATGTAGGTCGCCTCGTCGAACGGCGAGATCACGCCATGCCCGGACGAAGACGCCTCGTTGACGGCGCGGAACACCGGCGTAGCCAGCGCGGCTTCGCGGTAGCCGACGTACTTCGATCCCTTGAGCCCTTCAAAGGGCATGACCTCGAAAACGTCGCTGTACTGCGTGAACATCTCGATCACGGGGCGGCGAACGTCCTCCGGCGCCATTCCCTTGGCGTATTCCGTGAGGGTCATGAGGTTCGAGACGGCCATCGGAATTCCCTTTCAGATCACGGATTGGACGCGCTTGCCGTGTAGGTCCACGAAGCGACAGCGGTGTTCGCCGTTCCCGCCGCGTTGGGAAGCAGCACGGAGGTCGCGGCGCTGACCGTCCCCTGCGTCTTTTGGACATCGTCGGCCATCTTGCGCAGCATGCGCGCGATATAGGTGACCTCGGCCGACTTCTTGTCGAAGGCCTGGTCGACGAAGGTGGCGACGAAAACGGTCATGTCAGGCGACCTTCTTGCCTAGCTTCGCAGCCGTTTGGGCGCGCGCGTAGTCGAGGCGTTCCGGCAGGCTGAGCTTGCCGTAGGCTTCCTCGGACAGCTTACCAAACGCTTCCGGCGGCTCGCGTCCGCCGCTCTTGAACGTGCCCGAGCCGGTGAACTTGGCGATCAGCGATTCGGCCATCTGGACGTCGGCGGCGGTGAACAGGCGCGAGACGAAGCGCGCGCCGGGCTCCTGGCCGAGCAGGCCCTGCGCCCAGGTCTGGATCGCGGTGACGCGCGCCGGGCCATTGGCGCCAAGCTTGCCGATCTCGGCCTTGCGCGCCTGTTCGATCTGCGCGGCGGTGCCGACGCGGTCGCCGGCGACGAGGGCAATGGCTTCCTGGAAAGCTTCCTGCGTCAGGCCGTTTTTCTGCGCCCATTGCTGGCCTTGCGCCCACAACGGATTGTCGGCGTCGATCTTGAACTCGACGCCTTGCGGCAGAGTGAAATCCTTCGGCAGTTCGATCTTGTAGTCTTCCGGCTTGGCCGGGAGCGTCAACCGGCGCGATTCATCGGCGGCGACGCGCGTCTGCAATTCGTTGAAGTGGGCGGCGAACTCGGCGTCCTTGACTTTGCCGGCGGCGGCGTCCCAATACGCCTCGGGGATATAAGCCGGCCGCTCGTTACTCGGAGCGGCCGGAGTCGGCGTGGGAGTTGGGGTCGGCGTCGGGGTCGGAGAAGCCGGGGACGTAGTCGTCGCGGCTGACGAGACGGGCGCCGGGGATGCGACGGCCGGAGCGCTCGACGGCGCTGGCGAGACGGAAGGTGACGGGGCGGCTTCGGTCACTTAGAGCAATTCCCTCGGCCATCAGGGCCATTAGATCACGCGCAAAACTGCGGCGACCGTGGTCGGCTTGCAATGATCTCTCTGACCCATCGCTGATGACGCCGCAGAGCGCCTTCTGCAAATAGAGGTAGAGCGTCACGCCGTCGGGCGTGCGCGCAATGCGGTCGATCGCCAGTTTTAGATCGTCGTCGGAAACTTCGTTCATGAGACAGGCCCTGGGGTCTCGTTGGGCGGCGCTCCAGCATGGCGCGCGCCGGCCAGTTGGGCGATCGCCGCGGTTGCCTGTTTGACCTGGTCGGGATTGCGCCACTTGATCAGGCCGACGCGCATCTTGTCGACGATCGCCTTCATCGTTCCGGCGCCGTCACAGTACATCTTGAATTCCTCGGGGAAGGTTGGCGCGATGATTTGCAGCGCCTTGATCGCCATCCCGACTTCCTGCTGTTCGGCGGCGGCCTGCGCCGGATTGCGCGGCATGGTCGCGACGGCGCGGCCGTCAACGCGGATCGGCTGAATCGCGCCGGCCTTCTCAAGCAGCCACTTGAAGCGGAGGAAAATCTGCGCCGGCCCCTCGCGCCAGAACGGCAGACCGGGCGTCCCAAGGCGGCGCTGCGCGCGCGCCATCTCGTCGAGCCACTGGCCGAGCGTTGGCGGCGTGTCGCCGGTCTGCTCGGGGTAGTCGACGAAGAACAGCTTGCGCAGCTTCTTGATCTTCTCCTGATAGGCGTAGTTTGCGACCTCGGGCGGTGGCACCGTGAAGATCGGTTTGACGGCGCCCTCGGAGCCCGGCCGAATCGGATAGGCCATGTCTTCCTCGACGCCCTGTTCGACGGCGGCGAAGGAATCGTCGGGGTACGTGATCGGCGGCATGATCGAGCGCGCGGCGTGAACCGTCCGCATATATTCGAGTTCGTCGATCTGGCGGAAACTCGGCAGGCCCTTGATCAGCGGACCGACGCCGTGCGGCCAGTCTGCCGTCGCGCCAAATCGCATGACCAGCAACGGGCACGAGCCCTCGCCGACACATTTGGCGTCGTGAATGACCTCGTTGCCAATCATGATGACGTGCTGCCAAACCTCGTCCGATTTGTCCTCCCAATCACGCCAGAAGGCCCAAATCACCTGCGTCCGGTCGGACGGCTTGTCCTCGTGCTTCTTCTTGACCTCGGGAGGCACCTTCTTCCACACTTCCTCGCCAACGAGTTCGCGGACGTAGTGGTTCCTAGTGAAACGCACGGCGGCGCGGTAGTCGACCTCGCCATAGGGTCCGAGGTCGATTTCGAGTTCTCGGAAAGGAATGGCTGAAACCGTGATCGCCGAGGCCGGATGCGGGCGCTCGACCCACACGGCAGCCGTGCCGATCGCGAGGTCAGGGTTGAAGGCTTTCGGGATTTCAGGATAAAGGTTCGACGCCTTCATCGCGGCGAAGATCGCCTGATCGTCCTTCTTGATCTGGTCGCGGACCTTGCGCCAAACCGGCCCTTCGGCGCCGCCCGGCAGGTCCATGCCCGGCCCGCGCTCGCACCACGGCTCGGCTTCCGGCATGAACGCGCCGACGACCGCCGTGACAAAATCCTCAACGATGA